GTCGTGAATCATCGTCTGCATATTATCCATGCCGTTGATGTTCTTACTTTGCTCATTTAATAAATCGGTAAAACCTTGCGTTAAAACACGCAAAGCAGGGGTCATTGTATCACCCGTACTGATTGCCGCCGACTCAAGCGCGCTTTGAAAACTCTTTACACCACCTGCAAGATTATTGTTGCGGATCTGGGCTTGATCCATCGCTGTATTCGTGTCTGTCAACTTCGCGGTCAACGTGTCCAATTTATCGGCTTGAGAAATCAAGGCATTGGCAGCAGTCACACTCTCCATGCCGAACAACTTGGTTTTTTCAGTGGTGGTCAAATGTGCAGCGGCAAGGTTTTTCAGAGCCGACGATAGTCCTACAATTTCTGGATTAAATTGATCGTTGCTTTGCTTGGATAACAACAAAAGGATATTGCGCAAGCCTGTCCCTGCTTCGCCGCCCTTAATCGCCATATTCCCCATCAATTCCAGTGCCGCCGCATTCTGTTCGAAAGAAAGACCAATATTGTGAGCTACAGTACCCGAAACCTTTAGTGATGCAGATAATGCAGCCACACTGGACGACCCAAATTTTGAGCCTGCTGCAAGCACATTCACAAACCGCGCCGCTTGGTCGGCATCTGCACCAAACTGATTCAATGATGAACCCACCGTATCGGCAGCATCCGCAAGGTTGACACCCGAAGCTTCAGCGAGTGCAATGGTTTGACGGGTTACCAATGCCAAAGCATCGGCATTGTTCAATAGATCAGGTTTAGCGGAGGCAATCAACTTGAATGCTTCCACCGATTGACTCGCCGATAACGTCGTGCTTGCGCCAAACTCCATCGCCTTATCGGAAAGGAATTTCAAATCCTTGCCTGATGCACCCGTAATGGCAGATAAATCCGAAACAGCCGCCCCAAAATCAGTGGATGCTTTAATCGAATAAGCTGCAAAAGATGCCGCCATGGTCGCGCCAGCCGCTGAAATCATTTTCATGGAATCAAGCGCACTGGACTTCGCCTGGGCAAAGCCTTTAACAACGCCCGAAGCATCGCCAAGGATGCGTATTTTTAAGTTTTGGGAAGAGGACGACATGACTCAATCAGCTCGACAAATTCAATAAACAAGGGGGATTGGTCTGCCCAACCACCTGCAAGTGGCAAGATGTTGCGCTGCTCAAGCCAACCGTAGGCACGGAAAGCAGGTGTGTATTCAAACAAATAGTTAATCGGACAGCTTTCACTCTTAACCCCCTCAATCCATTCTTGTGGTTCAATACTGTGGCACGCCGAACTTGGCGCGCCGTTATGCGATAGCGGACAACTTACGCAGCGTTTTCGGCTCCAATAGGCTCTTGCTGCGAGTTCTGCTTTTTTTTTGCGGCATCGGTAACCAGCAATTCATCCAACACAAGTGTGGCGATTGCCGTTAAAAACACCTTGTTTTCAGCATCTTTGGTATCCAAATTGTACGAAATAAAGCGTGGCTCAAGTTGCTCGCCCTGAAATTCGATTTCAGACACGCATTCACGCAAGGCATACACGCCCAACGCTTCCGCAGGGGCTTTGGAGCTACCCAATAAACCCTGCATCTCTGAAATATGTTCAGGCAAAACACGACCAAGTTTCATGGTCAAATCAATATCAGCATGCTTCAGCGAAGCATCTTTTCGGGTGAGTAATTTTAATGCCATGACGGACTACGCAATGACGATGCTGTATGCATCATCGCCCACGGTTTCATCAAGCCATAACTCAACATCACGCTGTTCAACCGTATTGTTTTCGCTTGATTTCAATGAACCATATTTGGCATTTGGGGCAGTCAAGGTGATTTGATTGCCTGCCACACCCAACACCGCTGAAAAAGCTGCGCCTGTGACGGCTTGAATGCGTGTATAATCCGCCACCGTGCCAAGTGAATCTTTGGTAAAGGTAATCTTGGGATGATCACGACCTGTGACCAAAGCATCCGAACCACCTATCAATTGGCGAACCGTGGCTGCAATGCTTGTATCAAAAGCAAACGACCCAATTTTCAATGCCACGCCACCATCGGTCACCACATCGGCAGGACGTGGGCGAATAGGTTGGCTTGATTGATACACCAAACCTGTTGGCAAAGCCGCCGCTGTCGGTGTTGCGAAAGGCGCAATAATCGAAGCCTTGCATTTCAATAGACCATCCAACGGTGCATCCATCGAGAAAGAAGAACACACAGCACCCACCAACTTGAACAACAAGCCATCTTCATAAAAATGAAACGTCGATGTATGACGGGTTGCCACCGCTGTAATGGGGGAAAGCCTCACGCTTGTATTCAATATTGAGGTCACAGTATGCGCAGCCGCATGTGCAATCGCAGCCCAATCAGGCAAGACACCCAAGCCGCCACCCGAACGCACATAAAATTCAACATCCAATTGCAACTGTTTGCCAATGTATGGACCTGTCATCTTACCGAACGTTTGCTTGACCACATCATATTCAATCGGCGCACCATCCACGGTGAGCGAAGCCGTTGCCAAACGCACAGCATCGGTGGCAGGGACTGGCACGGCATCCGTACCAGGTGTGGTTTCAATTTTGCCCAGAAGGGCTTTGTTTAACGCTGAAATTGGCATACTTACCCCTTGCTCGCATCATTCAAATGCGTTAGCGGCGATTCTGCGGCTTTGAAAGCTGGAGCCGTATCGCCTTTTTTTTGTTTTTTTGTGTTTTCATTGGATTTCAATTGTTCATCCGTCATATCAAAGCTCCGTCACATATTTCATCGCATACTCAAGTGCAATCTTCCCAACGGGTTGATCCGCACGTTCAATGCTTTGGTTCAGACCTTGCAACACTGCATCCATGCAAACGCCACCAAAGGTCACATCCGCTGCCATGGCAATCTCAATCTCCGCTGTCATCGCATCCAAGGTATTGGCAAGCCCTGTTGAGGCATGCGCCACACCTTCGATGCTCAAGCTCATCGTGCGCTCATAGGTTCGCCGACCAAATTGCGCCACGGTATCCACCGATTCATGTCCTGTTTGAATGCGTAAGCTTGGTAAAGCCTGCGCTTCCAAATCGTACAAAGGATCCACCGATACACGGGAGGATGTCGTTGCCAAGCCTGTTAAAGCCAAAGCAACGGCATCGCGAATCAAGCTGCGAGCGTGTGCCATCAGATTTTTTCCAACTCAAGATGGGTTAGGCCTGTCCCATCGGGATGAATACCCACCAATGCATAGGTGATACCCCGCAAGACAAGATTCAAACCGTGCGTCAACCCAACCGCTTGAACATCATCAATGACCGCCACAGGCGACGAGCTTTCAACACCCAAACTTGCCAAGAAATCATGGTCAAAAATCACCGTGACACCATTGCCATTGAGGGTTGCCGCTTCGCCAAAATCAGCGAAAAACGGTGCGCGGTCTTCGATGAATCGCATCAGCTATCCATTGCCTCACGGTCGGCTTGGTAGTTCTTCCACAGTTCGTCACGAACCGAGGCAGGTATATCCAAATCAACGTCTTTCAAAGCACGGCAATCGGGGCGACCATCTTGCGTCCAATCACCATCGCAATTGGCTTCATCCAATGCTTCAACCGCATGCATAAACGTTTCAGCAAGTGCAAGGCGTTGCTCATCGGTCATATCATCAAAAGGATGCGTTGTTTTTTTACAGGCATGCGTCTCGGCATAACCGTGTGATAATAAAAACGCGGCATCGCGTTCATTGGCAGCAAAGCAATCGCCTTCTTGACGATGTTCACCCGCCACCAAGCAACCTTTCAACATCTTGATATTGATGGAAACTTCTTGCTTGGCTTTCACCTTGGCTTCTTTTTCAGCGGCAACCGCCGAACCCGACCCAATCATGTATTTCGCATCGTTATCACTGACGCTCACAACCTCATCAATGTCACAATGCTCTCCACCAATACGGCAGGGCTTTAACAATTTAATCTTCATGTCATCTCCTTAAAAAACAGGGGCGGCATAACCACCCCTATTTAGACCTTGGTTAAGCAATAATATCAGTGATAGCAGCGAATGAAGCAGGATGACGCACACCGCAATCCACAAATTGCAATGCGTTGACCTTGATGTTACCCACCCCTGCGGTGAATGGATCCACTTGAAGATTCAAGGCTCCCCATTCACCAATAATCAAATCAGACCAGTTACCAAACAACACAGAAGACAAGCCTGCACCTGTCCCTTTCGCGCCTGTTTTGGAGACTTGATTGGAACGTGTGACGTTGTAACCATTGACCGAAGCCACAGCACCAGGGGCATCATTGATAGGATTATGAAACAAATATTCGCCCGTTGTTGAGCGCAAGGTTTTCAAAGCACCGACCACACGCGCATTGGTCAAATAACCCATCGAATCACCATCGGCATCCGAATCAGCCACCAGTGTTTCGAGATTCACAAACGGATTCACATCAGTCAAAGCCGCGCCATTCACACCCATTGCAACCGAACCCACACCTGCGGTATTCAGAATCCCAAGCGGTTGATTGCCTGCACCTGTGCCGCTAATCGCTGCCAAGTCCAGTGCCAAGGCAATCACTTTCGCCAAATCAGCACGGATAAAAGCTTCCATATCCAAAGATGATTGCATGAGGTTTTGAATGGTTGTTTGGGTGATGCCTGCCACGCCTTTGGGCGATAAGGTCACAGCATCAAACGTTTGGTCGGTTAATGTTGGTTGCGCACCTTCAGCAACCCAAAATGCAGTTGCGCCCGCTGTTTGGCGAGGAATCGAGATGTTGCCATTCAAGCCACCCAACACTGTTGCGCCCATGCTGCGGACTTTCATTTTAGCGCGAAGCAATTCGATGAACGATTGAGCCAATACATCGGTTTGAATCGTTGGCGCACCCACGGTGGATGTGACCACATTGGCAGGACGTGAAATCACATCGGTTGGAACCATATAACCGCTTTGATTCTTGCCGATTTTCTGTGCTGTCGCCGCACAAGTTTCACGTTCAAAACCTGCATTTTTCCAGTCATTGGTTGCCGCTGCATACATCAAACGCTGAAACGAGAAGCTGCCTGCTTCATGATCGGTCATACCCAATGGGGATTGTTGGTTTTTAGCTTTTTCATGCAAAGCATCCAAAACTTTGGCTTGGAAATCAGCCACTGTTTCGCCTGAAGCCACAGCATCGCGTGCCAACTTATCTTCACCGCCGCGCAATAAATCTTTGGCGCGAGTCGCAATGGCCTCAATATCTTGGGTCCGTTTGCGTTCAGCCTGTACTGCTGAATCACGCGCCGCGTTCAATTCTTTCGGCGCACTTTCGTTGTCGTCTTTCATAACAACCTCCGTTTTTTGTGTACGTTTATTTTCGGGCTGTGCGCCCTTTGCATTCGCTTGCGCGAAACTTTGAGCCATGCAACTGGGCGATAACATCAGTTGTGGGCATGGATTGTTTGAGCCGTTAAGGCTGGATAAAGCATCCTTAAAACCTTCGGGAATGGATTGAAACGCATTGACGATGCGACCTGAAAACGATGCTTGCGCAGGTTCTTCCACCAAGCTATCCACAACATCAATAAAACCTTTTTCAAATGCGTCCGCAGCGGACATCCATGTTTCTTCTGTCATCAAGCTTTCAATCTCGCTTGAGTTCATCCCTGTACGCTTGGCATAGGTCAACACAATCGAAGCTTTGAGTTTATCCAAAACATCCGCTTGTTTGCGCATATCATCGGCATTGCCCATCACGCCTGACCAAGGATCATGAATCATCATCATGGCGTTTTCTGCCATGTGGATTTCATCGCCTGCCATCGCAATCACCGAAGCAATCGAGGCTGCCAATGAATCAATATGCACCACAACACGCGCAGGATGTTTGCGTAAAGCATTGTAAATCTGCACGCCTTCATCGATGTATCCGCCAGGTGAAAACAGTTCGACATGAAGTGTTGCCGCAGTCACTTGATCCAACTCCGCCATCAATTCGTTGGCTGTCGTTCCCCATCCACCAATTTCATCAAAGATGGATAAAGTCGCCTCTTGCTGTGTGGCATTTTGTAAATTAAACCAACATTGTTTCTTATTCATCGGAGGACTCCGCTGCCATTTCTAAGTTGACGCTGCGCATCATGTTTTTAAGTTTGCTATCCACCTGATCGGGCGAAATATTGAGTTTCGCCAACGCTTTATTTTCACTCGCGATTTCTGCCCAAACTTCTTCAGGGTCGCGCCCCATATCTCGGATGATTTCTGAACGTGATTTAAGATGGAGTTCGATGCCTTTGGCGTTGGCATTCATATCTTTGATGGGATCCACCCACTGCCAACGGCGCGGTTGAAATGTCACTTTTTTAAATTTATCGAATCGGTTGGCAGGCAAAGGTTTCAACAAGCCTGATTTTGAGGGGACGCGCAACGTGCCAATGACAAGCTGGGTATTCAGCCAAGATTCAAACACAGGGGTCATAAACGATGACATAAACCAGCCCTGCAATGACTTCCATTGTTCGCGTTCTTCAAGCACACCTGCGCGAATGGACGAGTAATTTACCCCTTCCAAATCGTTCGCCAAACCGTTGTACGCAACGCCAAGCCCTGAAGCGACACCGCGCAAGGTGGCCTTAATAAAATCGCCGAATTGTTGATGGGGATAATCAGGATTGAAGGCAGTGAAATCATAGCCTTCAGGCAAAACTTCAAAGCTGCCAGGGTCGGCATTTTGGATGAAGTCGCCCAAAGCATCTTCACCATCTGCCAATGGATCCGCCCCTTCGCCTTCCGCCGAGTGGAAGAAACCCATTTTGGATGCGCCAATACGTGCAGCAATCACGGCGGCTTCTTCATAACCGTGTAGATTCTTCATACGCACCAACGCCGAAGCCATCCAAGGAACGCCGCGTGTTTGGTCAATCATTTCATGCCGCATCAAATGCAAAATTTCATCGGCTGGAACGCGAAGATGTTTGCCTGTGTAATAGCTTGAGCGATACACATCATCGGGTTCAGTCAAAAGATAATAAGCAACAGGGCGACCGTGTTCGTTTTTCTCAATGCCCATGTGGACTTTATTGCCATTGGACACTGTTTCATTGAAGCGAATATCCAGCAATTCAGGGTCGATGATTTTCAGTTGAAAGCCAAACGCACCCGAACTCACTTGACGAACCAAGCATTCACCATCAATCGCTACAGTCGCAATGATAAGGTTGCACATCTCGACAAGATTCAAACGCCCTGCCACATCGCAATCACGCGCCCAATCACGCCAACCCGATTCAATGGATTCATTGGCGAGCGTATCGGGCGTGCCATCAAAATCGGCAACATGGGCTTGTAATACCATGCCTTTCGGACCGATAATATTGGACTTGCACATACCTACAAAACGACGGGCATAATCATTGTTGCGATATTGTTCGCGAGAACGTGAACGAAGTTGTTGAAGCCCTTGCCAGATATGCCAATCAGCAGGGGTTGGAAGACTTTGCCAACCTTGATTGAGATTCGATGCCACTGCGCCTTTGTAATTGCGCGCACGTTTAGGCGCGGATGATGGTGCGGCCTGAAGGGCTAAACGCTCGGCTTTCCAAGCGGTCAAAATGCGAGAGCCTGTTGCGCGTTGGCGGTTCTCTGCACCAATGGCAAGATCCGTTCTGATTTGAACAGGCTTCATC